TACCTTGCTCTACCTGAAAACGGTGGTACTAAAGTAGAAGCATTTGAACAAGTATCTGAACAGTATGGTCGTGTATACGTTTCTGGTACTGACGAACTTGGTGACTTCAAGGTTGGTACGTTTGCTAGAATTGAGAACAGAACTGGTGCTATTACCTTTACTGGTACGGTTACAATTTCTGAAGTTGAATTCTTGAAGTTGAAAGGTGGTGACGTTGTTGTTACTGGTTTTGACGCATCTAACACATTAGGTGGTGCCAACTCTAGCAACTCTAAGCTACCAACTCAAAAGGCAGTTAAGGATTACATTACAAATAATCTAGGTCCTTACATCAACAAACCGTTCTCTACAAACGCTATTCCAAGAAACCTTGTAGAACTTACTGACTCTGGTAAGATTTCTGTTGATCAGATTCCTGCACTTAGACCATTTGAAGTCTTTACAGTTGCTAACCAATCAGAAAGACTAGCATTGGAAGGAGCACTTGCTGGTGATATCGCGATTGAGCAAGATACTTCTACATCATTCATTCTAAACAATGACTTAGATAGTCAATTCCTAGGATTCGGCGTAGATACAACAGTACAATTTACTATTGGTGATATCTTTACTGGTAGTATTACAGGTGGTCGTTTACAAGCAACTGAATATAGACAGGGTGTTGTATTCCAAATTAACATCACACAAGGTGGATCTGGATACGCAACTCCACCAACTGTAACACTTACTGGCGGTACTCCTCAAGCAGGATCTATTGAAGCAAAAGCACAAGCTATTATTGCTAACGGTGAAGTTGTTGCAATTGATCTTATTGTATTCAATGGATTTAAAGGTGGTAAAGGATATACTGTTCCACCAACTGTTAACATTGCTGCACCTGCAGGATCTGGTGTTGCTGCAACTGCTACATCACTTATTGAGAGCAGACTTTATGGAGATATTGTTAATAGAATCAAACTAGAAGATAATGACTTTATTGAAAGTAGTGATATTCCTGCAGTTGATATTGATATTACTAGAGTTGTTAATACATCATCTTCTAACTCTCTCAACTGGGTATCTCTATCATCTAACCAGATTGCTGCAAACCAGATCGTATCTGGTATCATTGAGACAGACAGACTTGCATCTGGTGGTGCTGCAAACTCATTCACATTCTTAAGAGGTGACCAAAACTTTGCATTAGCAGTTCAGTCAGTTAAAGGCTCTGAAAGAAGATATTTTGCAAAACTAACTTCCACATGTAATAGTGGTTCTAGTGAGATGGTGTTCGCTACACTATCTGATGCACTTGTAGGACATGAAGTTAAGAATAATGTTTCTGGTGTACAACCAAATACAAACATCACTGGTGTTCTTACTACTGGTGGTTCAACTACAATCGGATTGAACAATCCAGTTACTGCAACAATTGCTGCTGGAACTGTTATTGAATTTGAGCGTGGCGAATCGCCAATGATCTTTGAGTCTACCTTTACTAGAGGTAACTTTGTTGATGATGTTATTATCTCTAATGGTGGTACTGGATTTACAAATGGACAATACTTTGATCTTGACGTAATTGGCGGTACTGGAACTGACGCTAAGATGAACGTCGTCATTTCTGGTGGTGCTATTACAGAAATTACTGTTACTGATGGTGGTTCTGGTTATGATGCAGACTTCACAATGACAGTTCCACCAACAGCAATTGGTGGTGGTTCTGGTCTTGTTTTACTTGTTAAGATTAGCACAGTAAACAAACAGTTTGCAAACGTATCTCTAGACGTTCAGAGAGTTTCTGATCTTACAATTTCCTCTGATCTATTCGGAACAATTGGTGTTGCTAGATTTAAGAAGTCACAGTTTATTGTTGGACAATCAGGTAATGGTTCTGTTGAACTAGATGTTGGTGCAGACTCAGGTCTTGACGCTGACCTCTTGGATGGACAGCAAGGTGAATACTATACTAACGCTACTAACCTGTTCTCTGGAACAGTTCCAACAGATAGACTTAGCGGTAGTTATAACATCAGTGTTTCTGGTTCTTCTGGTAATACACTTAGACTTGCAACTGGTACTAACAACCCAACTTCTAACCCATCTCCTGATAACTTTGCTGGTGGTATTGTTTCTAACACTATCAACAATACAGCAAACGGTTTGGCAGATGGTGGAACCAAGAACATGGTTATCACACTTAGAGGTGGTGGTACTAGTTTTGATGCTTCATTCGGTGGTGTAAGACAACTTGCATTTACAGATAATGATAACATGTATCTCCGTGGATCTGGAACAGGTGTTACAACCTTTGGATCTTGGGCGAAGATTTGGACATCACTTAATGATGGTATTGGATCTGAATTAGATGCTGATAGATTAGATAATAGACAAGGAACTTGGTATCAGAATGCTCTAAACATTAACTACGGAACTCTATCTAACAATAGACTTCCAGAGTTTATGTCATCTAAGATTATTCAAGATGACTTGACAATCAAATCATTTAACGGAGATCCTAAATTTAGAGTTTATGTTTCTGGTTTAATCTTAAACACAACACCATTTACACCTGGCTCTAACGTCAACCTATATGATGCAAATGGACAAGGTACAGGTACTATCGCTATTGACAATATCATTGTTAATAATGATCCAGATAATACTAATGACTTTACAATCATCATTGGTAGATTAACTACTGGTAACTTCATAGGTGCAAAAACAATTGGTTCTGCATCAGACAGAAAAGAATTCCAAGACTTTACAATTGAAGACGGCAACACTATTCAGGTTGCTAAGTTAGAGAGTGATGGTGGTACTGCAAACCTAAGACTAGGTAGAAAAGACAGTATCGCATCCTCACCTGGCGTTTACTTTAACTCATCTATTTCTCCAGCTAACTACAACGTAGGTTTAGTTGCAACAGGTGGTAATGCTACTGATGGTTCTGGTACTTTGAACTGTCTGGTTGCAAATGCCGATGGATTTAACGTTAATGGTAACGTTGTTTGGAACGCAGGTAATATTGATTTCCAATCTGCAAACGTTGCAGACACTGGTGTTAAGAGAGATGCATCTGGTAACTTCTCTGCTGGAACAATCACTGCAAACCTAACTGGTTCTGCTTCTCTAAACGTTCTTAAGGCTGGCGACACCATGAGTGGTTCGCTTTCTATCAGTGGTAGTGGATCAACTCTAACAGTTTCTGGTGATGCTAACTTCAACAGTAGAGCTGTTGTTACTGGAGATCTTGTAGTTGATACAGACACTCTATTCGTTGATGTGTCTGCAGACAGAGTTGGTATTAATGCTGGTGTATCTCCTGCATACAACTTAGATCTTCGTGGTGATCTTGGTCTTGGCATCTATGCAGCAACAAATGCTGCTGGTGCTGAGATTACATTCAGTGATCATTCTGCTGGTTCATATGCACAGAAAGGTTACTTCCAATACTTCCATTCTGATGGAACTGTTTCTGGAACCAGCTTTGCTAACTACTTTATCATGGATAGTTCGGAATCTAGCTTGCTATTCAAGGTTGGTTCTTCTTCCAGTTCTGGTACTTTATCAGTCACCAACAGAATTGGTGTTCAGACAGATACTCCAGCATATCCATTAGATGTTGCAGGTTCTGGTCGCGTTCGTGGCACATTCTATGTTGACAGTGGTAATGATAACTCTGGTGCTCCAATTGAATTCTTTGGTGCTTCAAACTATAGAAACTTCAGAATTGGTAACCAGTTAATTGCTAATCACATCTTCTCCTTCCAAGCTTCTAATAGCAATGGTAACAATGATTGGAATTCAACTCCTGCATTGCAGATGGATGGTAGCACTAACGCAGTTTCTATCAACACAACTGCAACTTCGGGAACTGATCCTACAAACAACACTGTTAGATCTTACAAACTTAATGTTCAGGGTGACGTTAACTTCAATGGTCAACTCTTCCAAGACAATCAAGAGTTTGTTACTTCTAGATGGACAGAAGCTTCTAACGGAACTGATATTTACAGACTATCTAAGGTTGGTATTAATCAATCAAATCCAAGTTATACACTAGATGTAAATGGTGATGCAAACGTTAGAGATCTTATTCGTGTCAATGGAGATGCACAATACCTAGATGATTACGGTATTGTTAAGAGAAATAGAAATAGTATCGCTCAGAATCTTACAATCGGTGGTGCAGATAACGCTGCTTCATACGGTCCTGTCACTGTAGCGAACGGATATACAGTTACCATCAGTTCTGGTGGTGTCTGGAACATACTATAAATAACACTAACGGAGACTATTACCATGGCTTTTATAGATGGAAAATTAACAGTTCAAACTGCCAATCCAAGTATTTCAGTAGACCTACCTATTCATGGTATTGGTGACATGCCAAGAGCAGAAGAAGGAGCTATCTGCTGGGAACCTGAATCTAAAAAGATTTACTTATATGCTCCTAATAATGATGGATACCTCATTTGGCAAGAAACACAGAGGCAATAAAAAACTATGTCTACATTAAATGCTGGAACCCTTAACATTACAGGGACACTGCAGTTACCATCTTACAATAATTCTCAAAGGGATGCTCTGACACCTACAATTGGGATGATGATCTATAACAATGAAGATCCTAGTGTGCAAGTGTGGGATGGAGAAGCTTGGCAAATTTCTGTGGGTACAGGTGGTATTGCAGAACCTGGCCAACAATATTATAGCTCACCTGGTTCATACACATTTGATGTTCCATCAGGAGTAACACAAATCTCTGCCGTATGCGTTGGCGGTGGCGGAGGTGGAGGAGGTAACAATGGTACCTCAGGACCTGGTTCATCTGGTGGTGGAGGCGGTGGTCTCGCATATGGTACATTTGATACAACGCCAGGAGAATCATTAACTGTTGTTGTTGGTGCAGGTGGTTCTGGTGGTACACCTAGTTCAACAGGATCTGCTGGATCTGGTGGAGATTCTAAAATTTCAAGAGGAGGAACCGATCTATTAAATGGTCGTGGTGGTAATGGTGGTGTAAGTAATACTAGTTCTCAAATTGATGGTGGTACAGGTGGTGGATCATCTGGAACCAAAAGAAATGGTGGTGGTACTGGAGGACAAGGAGGTCGCTCTCAGTGGAACGGTGCTGGTGCTGGTGGCGGTGGTGCAGGCGGATATTCAGGAAATGGTGGTATTGGTGCAGGTACACAAGGTGGTGCTGGAAATGGTTCTGGTGGCGGTGGCGCTGGTGGTAGAAATATTAACAGTCAACCTCCTGGCACTGAAGGTTCTGGTGGAGGAACTGGAGTTTACGGACAAGGTAGTAGTGGAACACAAGGTAGCTCTAGTAGTGTAACTGGTTCTCCTGACTCTAGTACACAAAATCCACAGTCTACTATTGGTGGTATACCTGGTGGTGGCGGTGCTGGTGTTGAGGATGACACATTCTCTAATGGATGTGATGGCGGTAGAGGTGCCGTTAGAATTATCTGGGGAGAAGGAAGACAGTATCCATCTACTAATACTAATGATGTTTAATAAATACAAAGGAGGAAAGTTCTGAACAGTTATGTCTACATTAAATGCTGGAACCCTTAATATTACAGGGACACTAAATTTACCATCTTACACTGATGCTCAGAGAAACTCATTATCAGCAACTGCTGGTATGATGATTTACAACTCTGAACAAGGTGGTATTGAAGTATACGACGGTACAGAATGGAAAGCTGCTGTTGGTGCTGGTGGTGGATTTATTGTAGCCTCTGGTGGTGCAATCCAGAATGATGGTGATTTCCGTATTCATACTTTTAATAGTGCATCTTCTTTTATCGTAACTGAAGTTGGTGATGCGACACAACCATTTGGTAATACAGTAGACTATCTCATCGTTGCTGGTGGTGGCGGTGGAGGAGGATTTGCCTCAGGAGACTTTAATAACTTTGGATCTGGTGGAGGCGGTGGAGCTGGTGGTGTTTTAAAAACTGCTGGTTATAACTACGCTATTTCTGCTGGTTCTTACTCGGTATCTATTGGTGGTGGAGGAACTGGAGGAACTGGTAACTCTGCTGGATCACCTGGTGGAAATAGTTCACTAGGAACACAAACCGCTATTGGTGGCGGTGGAGGTGGTCAACAGGATAAACCTGGTCAATCAGGTGGTTCTGGTGGCGGAAACGGTACTGATGGAGCAGGTGAAGGACCTGGCGGACCTGGCACATCTGGTCAAGGATTTCCTGGTGGATATGGTGCTAACCAACAGAATGGTACTTCTGGTGGTGGTGGAGGTGCTAGTGAAGCAGGACAGAATGGTTATAACAGACCTAACTCAGGACCTGCAAGAGGTGGTAATGGATATACATCTGCTATCTCTGGTTCTCCTGTTACATATGGAGGCGGTGGCGGTGGTGCAAACTATCCTGGCGGTCCTCATAACCCTAACGGTGGATCTGGTGGTGGTGGAGTAGGTGCTCTATCTCCTACTGCTAACGGAAATCCTGGCACAGGTGGTCTTGGAGGAGGTGGCGGTGGTGCTGCTGACCAAGATCCTCGCAACTATCCAGAGCCTAAAGGTGGCAATGGTGGTGGCGGTATCATTATTGTAAAGTATAAATTCCAGTAAAAACAATGGCACATTTCGCAAAAATAGACAGAGTAGGAACTGTTGTTGATGTCGTTGTCGTTGACGATGCAGTTCTTTTAGATGAAGATGGTGTAGAAAAAGAACAGAAAGGAGTTAATTTCCTTACTGAACTATTTGGTGGAGCACCTCAATGGGATTGGAAACAAACATCATACAATGCATGTAAAGGTCGTCATAGATTTCAACCACAACCAGCTAGTTATGGTGATGAAGTGCCACCTATATTTGATGCTAAACCTTGCTTAAGAAAAAATTATGCTGCTATTGGTGGTAAATATGATTATGTAAGAGATGCTTTTATTCCACCAAGACATAATGCAACTCATGTTATTTTAGATGAAAAGGCATGTCATTGGGAATGTCCATATCAATCTAATCAGGTTAATGATAATGGAGGTGTGCCACTTCCATATAAAGATGAGTCAGATTATACTGTAAACGCACAAAGAAATCCTAAGGGTTGGGTTTGGGACGAAGAAAAGAAAACATATAAACAAGTACTAGCCTTTGAGCAAAAGAATGTACAATATCAGTTTGATCCTCAACAACATATGTGGGTTCAACCAAATTATTAAATAACAATATGATTTCATTATGGTTTCCAAAAGCGATTTATTTTCAACCAAACATTTTAAATAATAAATTAGGCATCTATGAGGAACAAATCAAAGGTGCCTTTTCTAGTATTGGAACTTGTCGCGAAAGATTAAAGAATGTAGATTCTACACATAGACTAGAGAAAAATATTTTTGACGTAGCAGAACTAGATGGTCTGGTAGAAGAATTTTATAAACATGCAAATTTATATCTAGATGCTCTAGGTTATAAGAAAAGAGAATCATTGCACATTCAAAACTGTTGGGCAAACATTAGTTATCCTGGCGACTATCTTTTTCCACATAACCATGGTGGATCTGTGATAGCAGGAGTTTACTATGTGAAATGTGGTATTCATGAAAAGATCAAATTTTTTAATGCTCCTACAATGCTTCCTGATCCAGATGAGTGGAATGAGAGAAACCATCAACATTGTGAATACTCATGTTTACCTGGCTCGCTTTTATTGTTTACAAGTGATATAATGCACGGTACAGAGAAGCAAGACTGCGAAGAAAAGATTGCTATTTCATTTAACATGTCATTATGAATGAGTTTAGTGTTCCACAACAATCACCTAACTTTATTGCTGGATGGTATATAAATGAGGATGTTTGTGATGGTTTGATTTCTTTCTTTGAGGAATCAGATAAGAAAAAACCTGGCGCTATTGGTCAAGGTGTGAATGAAGATTTTAAAATATCAACTGACGTTACTGTTATTCCTAGAAATACTGATAACAGAATACAAGATTATCTTAAAGAGTTGAATAATGTATGTGATCAATATATTCTTAAATATCCATGGTGTTCTACCAATCAAGATATTTGGGGATTGAATACTAATTTCAATATCCAGAAATATAATCCTAGCGAAGCTTTCTTTGGATGGCACACAGAAAAATCTACTATGTCTGATCTAGTTGCAACTAGACATCTTGTGTTCATGACATATCTAAACACAGTAACTGATGGTGGAGAAACCGAGTGGTTTCATCAACAGATAAAAATACAACCAAGGAAAGGATTGACAGTAATGTGGCCAGTAGACTGGACTCATGTTCATCGTGGTGTGCCTTCCAAGACCGAAACTAAATATATTACAACTGGATGGTATACTTATAAGATACCCAACTTTGATTACACTCAATACAATGGAGCCTGATGAATCTTTATCATAATTATTGGTGGTTTAAAAATGCATTTACTCCAGAACAATGCGATCGTATTATTAAAATGGGTATGCAAGAGAATTTTGAGCTAGGTGATATTAATAGAAATAATAAAAGAACAGTAGAGGAAGAAGATAAAGAAGACTTATTTAAAACAAGGAACTCTCATGTATCATGGATAGACGAACCTTGGATCTATAATATTCTAAAAAAATATATTGATTCTGCTAATAAAAGTGCAGGATGGAATTATGATTGGGACTGGACAGAGATGTTGCAGTTTACAAAATATGATGTTGGTCAATTTTATGACTGGCATCCAGATCAACATCATTATGTTTATCCAGAGGACGACACTAATGTAAATATGAGAGGAAAGTATAGAAAACTTTCTACAACATTGCTACTAAATGACACAAGTGAATTCAAAGGAGGTGAGCTTGAGTTTCATTACAACATGAAAGAAACTAAGATTGCTGAAGAACTAACAACTAGAGGAACCTTAATTGTATTTCCTGCATTTGTATATCACAGAGTTCGTGAAGTTACAGAAGGAACTAGGTATTCTCTAGTTAGTTGGAGTATTGGAGCACCATTCAGATGATTCATATTTCACATACTGATCTTAGTGATGATTTTGTAGATAGGATAATTGATTTTTTTAAAGACAATATCCTAAAAACATACACATGGGATGAGACTAGAGTTCTTAGTATGGACAAAGGAGGGATTGGTAATTACAATCTACCAGAGACATATTATGAAATTCTCAACCTTGCTAAAGATGTTAAGAGTAAGGTAACTGACAAAGAGTTTTCTGTTCTACAGAATGTTGAAATTGTGAAGTATCCATGTGGTGCTTGTAAAGTATTTCATAAAGATAGAACAAGGAAAACCACAACAGGAGCCTCAATAACATATTTGAATGACAACTATATTGGTGGTCATACTGTTATTGAAGGTGTAGATGTTCAACCTCTTTCTGGAAGAACAGTATACTTTGATGGAATGGAATTTCGTCATGGTGTATCAAATGTAATTAAAAGAGATAGATACACTCTCTCTATGTGGTATGGATTAGATGCCACAATGCCACTAAACAAAGACTTTTTGGAAATTTAAAATGGAAATTATTGACAATTACTTATCACCTGATTTATTCAAAGTTGTTCAAGAGACTATCATGTTATCTCAGAACACACCATGGTTTTTAAATACTGATGTCTCTGGTCATGGAGTAGAAAAACATCCGTATTTTACTCACCTTATGCATCATGAACATAGAGCAAACAGCAATCACTTTGATCAATGTATCGTTCCTATTCTATTCATGTTTGGAGCAAAAGCATTGTTGCGTGTTAAGGTGAATTTATATCCTAGAACAGAAACTCTATATCATTATCATGATCACTACGATTATGATTTTGAACACAAGGCAGCAATTCTTTATCTGAATACTAATGATGGATATACAATTATTGGTGATGAGAAAGTAGAATCTATTGAGAATCGTTTGCTAAGATTTGATGCTACTAAAATGCATCATAGTACAACATGCACAGATCAACAGTACAGAGCCAACATCAATTTTAATTATTTCTAATGGCAAGTCAACTGTTGAATATTAGGAACAGTTATAAGTTTCCTGAATATATTGATGTACAAAACATACCTGATACTAGAAGTATAGAGTATGGAATTAAAAAAGTATTGTGTGAAGAGTTTGGTATTGTAGGAGAGGTTGAGTGTATAGAAAAAATATCTGATAATAAGATATCATCCAATGGAAAATTTACATCTGTAGTTTGTTTAGACACTGGAGATTTACATCTGTATGCTCTAGATGTAGAAAACAAAGAAGTGGGTTTTGAATTAATTCCAAAGGTGATGTATTTTTCAGATGCTATTGTATACAGATGGAAAAACATACAGGAGATTGATAATGTCAAATTTGACTTTTACTAAAGTTGCTGATTTACCTGTTGCTCACATTCAAAATTTTTACTCTCAAGATGAGTTAAAAAAGATAATGAATGAACTAGAATATCTGTATAGCATTGACAGATATAAAGGTGCAGAAGAAGATGGAGGACCAGGTACTGCATATGAAGATGGTGTAGCACTTAAGGTAGGAAAAGGTCTCCATCTAAATGTTGTGTATGATGATGTTAAACAATCTGATATACTCAGTATTAATAGAAAATTATTTAATAAAAATTTGATGGATGATTTAATGAGTAAACATCCATTCTTTCGCTATCTGTGGAGATCAAATAGAGACGAAACTAAAATCCATTATTTTGAAAATGGAGATCACTATAGACCACACACAGATGATTGTGTAATCACGGCTATTACTTGGTTTTATAAAGAACCAAAGATGTTTACTGGTGGTGATTTGATTATTGAAAAAGCAATCAAATTACCATGTCTAAATAATTCTACGGTAATATTTCCTTCAATTCTATATCATGAAGTGACACCTGTTATCATGGAAAATCTTTCTGGATTTGGAAGATATTCTATGAGTCAATTTTTGTATATGTAATTATGAATCAAGTAATTTTATTTGAAAGTGACGAACCGAAAACTATTTTTGCTCCAACATACAGATGGCATATGTATGAAGGAGATGTAAATGTAAGGGATATTAGAGATACTATTATTTTTAAAGAGGAAGAGATCATTAGTTCTCATGAATATGAGAGTGATTGGAATACAGGTCTAGGTAAAGATAGTATGACATCTAGATCAAGTAGCTATAACTTATTGGATTGGGAAGAAGCAGATCATATTAAAGATATTATTAGAAACTCACATGATAATCTAATCACTACATTAGATCCAAACATGTGGGAGGACAAGATATATGTGCAATGTTGGGCAAATGTTCTAAGGAAAGGACAGAAAATTAAACAACATCAACACTGGAATAGTAAGTACACATATCTCGGTGGACACATTTGTCTAGATGATTACGACACTCATACCTACTATGTAAATCCATATTCTAGAAAAACATTTAATACGAAAAATAAGAAAGGAAAGGTGTATCTATTTCCTAATTGGTTAGAGCATTACACTGACACCTATGAAGGCGATGATGTTCGTGTTACAATTGCATTTGATATCATTACACAAACTGTGTATGATGAAGATATTTTTGA